TGCAGCAAGATATGTAGGCGCAACAGAATTAATTAAACTAGCACAATTAGATGAACAAGAAGCTCATATGGCTTTTGAACAAGCAGACTCCAGAGCAATGGACGCTAACATGATTAATGATGATTATACTACTAGTTACATTGCTAATAGAGGGCCTAGAAGGTCAAGCAGGAACTAATTTATGGGACTAATCTCAACATCAATCCCCAATCTTATTAATGGTATTAGTCAACAAAATGCTGTTCAACGTAATGTAGGACAGGCAGAAACACAGACTAACTTCTCATCTAATATTATTGAAGGATTAACTAAAAGACCTCCAACAGAATTTGTCGCTAATCTACTTTCATCAACAGCGTTTCCAAATAATGCAGCAGTACATTGGATTAACAGAGATAGTGCAAACCAATATGTAGCGGTGTTTACAAACGGTACTGTTAAAGTTTTTAATTTAGAGGGTGCTGAAAAAACTGTTACTATAGGCACTGGTGGTGCTAGTTACTTAGCTACTACAACTCCTATTAATGATTTAGCATTTACTAATATTGCAGATTATACATTTGTCGCAAATAAAACAAAAACTATAACTGAAACTTCCACAACTACAGCAGCAAAAGTTCAAGAATATATTTCTTATGTTAAAAGTTCTCAGTACGGAAGACAATACAGTGTAACTTTAAATCATTCTACTTGGTCATATCCAATAGAAGTTTTATTTCAAATGCCAACTGGTAATGACGCTTCAACTGATAGTGGATTTAGAGATACAGAAAAAATTGCTCACATATTATTATATGGAACAGCATCTTCACATTGGTCTTCAAGTGCAGATGGTATTGGATTTAAAACTATAAGAACTGATACAGGCGCAACTTTAAGTACATCGCAAGGATTAGCAAATTATTCTGGAATTACTGGAACGTTTACACATACACAATATGGTAACACTATTTATGGAACATGTAGTAGTGGTACGTTTGCAGTAGAAACTACAGACGGTTTTGGTAACCAAGCTATGTATGCAGTTAAAGATGCTATACAAGATTTTACAGATTTACCTTACTACGCAAAACCAGGAATGATTCTTCAAATCACTGGTGAAGAAGGTGATACACTTTCTGATTACTATGTAGAATTTAAAGCTAATGGAGTATGGAGTGAGTGTGTTGGCCCAGGAGTTAAACTTGGTTTAGACAACGCAACCATGCCTTACGCATTAATAAATAATAATAACAATACTTTTAGTTTTACACAACAAACGTATACAAACAGAGCAAGTGGTGATGATATTACTAACTCTGCTCCAAGTTTTGTAGGTAAGAAAGTTTCTAACTTAACATTTTTCCAAAACAGATTAGGTATAATTTCAGACCAAAATCTTGTTTTATCTGAAAATGCTTCTTACTATAATTTCTACGCAACAACAGGTACAGATGTTTTAGACACTGACCCTATTGATATTGCAGCAGCAGGAACAACAGTAAACAAACTTTATAATTCTATAGATTTTAATGAACAACTTTTATTATTCTCAGCAGAAGCACAATACATTTTAGAAAGTTCAGGAGACTCAGTAACACCTACTACAGCAGTGTTAACTAAGACAAGTACATTCTCACATGCAACTAAAGTTTCTCCAGTCTCAGCAGGTAAATATGTTTACTTTGCACAGAATAGAAATGATAAAACAGCAATAACAGAATATTTTGCAGATGATGATACATTAACAAATGATGGAATTGATGTAACAATAGGTGTTAGTTCTTTAATACCTGGAAACGCATACAAAATTGTATCAAACAATATTGAAGATACAATGGTAGTACTGTGTCATGATACTTTAGATGGTACTAATAATACTGCATACACACCTTCAAGTGCTGTAACCGCTACAAACGCAAGTACATTAAATATCTATAAATATTTCTGGGACTCTAATAAAAAAGTTCAATCAGCCTGGAGTACATGGAGTTTATCAAATTGTCTGATTATATCAGCAGAAGCTTATGACAGTTATTTGTATGTTTTAGTTAATGAAAACACTAATACAAAATTATTAAAAATAGATTTACGTAACCCAGATTTCTCTACGCTATCTCACAACATTCACGTTGATTTTAGAACAGCTACCCTTTCTGGAACTTACAGCTCATCTACAGATTTAACAACATTCACGCTTCCTTATTCTTTAAACCAAACATTAAAAGCAGTTGACGCAACAAATGGTTCAAATTTAACAATAGATAGTTCAAGTTCTGGAACAACACAAAAAATTAAAGGCAACCATACTTCAGCAGTATTTGGTTCAACATATTTATCTGAGTATAAATTTTCTACTCCTTATGTAAGAGAAGATGGAGGTAGTGGTACAATTTCTGTAACATCAGGACGTTATCAAATTAGACAAGTTTCAGTTGATTATCAAAATAGTGGTTTCTTTCAAGCAGTCGTAACTCAAGAAGGTAGAAACAATGTTACTTATGAATTTAATGGAACAATTATTAACAGTGCAAGTGCAATTATTGGACAACCTAATATAACAAGCGGTACTTATAATATTCCTATTCAGTCTAGAAACACACACTATACATGCACACTTAAATCAGACTCACATTTACCAGTGCATTTTGTTTCAGCAGAATTAGAAGGCTTTTACCATAGGCGTTCACAAAGAGCTTAATGGAGAAGTACGTCAGAGTTTCTAAATCTGAGGATGCCCATGAGTTGGCCCCAAAGATTAGACAAGAAGATTTAGATGAGATTAAAGCCTCAGATAATGCCTTACCATTACAAGCTTTAACTTATCCGTTTCAACAATTAAACCATAAAACTTATTCTATAATAGGAACTGAACAAGAAGGTGTTATTGGAATGTTTGGAGTGGTGCCTAGTGATAAAAATGATTATGGTGTGGCTTGGTTATTATCCAGTCCAGAATTACTAAACCATACAATACAGTTTTTAAGAGAATGTCCTAAGTGGGTAAAAGAAATGGGACAGGATTATAAATATTTATACAATTACGTTGATGTTCGAAACAACGTTGGCAACAAATGGTTAAAGTTTTTAGGCTTTAACTTAATTGAAACCGTTAACTACGGTTATGAAAAAAAACCATTTAATTTAATGATAAAGGAAATAAAATAATATGTGTTCACCAGAAGCAAAAATGGCATTAGATGTTTTTAGTGCTGTTCAATCTCACAATGCTAAACAAGAAGCAGCAAACGATACTGCTCGTTCAAATTTTCATGCTAAAGGTGCCGCAAGTGCTGCTTTATTTGATGACTATAGTGCAATAGATAATAATAAAATTGAAGCAGCAAAAGAACAATCAGCAGAGAAATTTGCAATTAAAAGAGAAAAGATTGCTGAGATGTCCAAACAACTTAATTTAAATGTTGGTAACGCTACCGCTATTTATAAAGATGTTGGAACCGATAGTGACGCAGAGTTTACAAGTGTTGACAGGGCCTTTAATCAAGACCTGTTAGCTTTTAACAGACAAGAAAATGAAGCATATTCAGCTTACGCAAATACAATTAACAATCTTCCTATACCACAGCACCCAAGTCAAATGGCGTTAGCTATTGATATTGCAAGTGCAGGTGCAGACTATGGAAGCAATTCAGATAGAAAATATTTCAAAAAAGATAGTGGAAAGGTAGTAGCACCATAATGGCATATAAATCACAGGTTAAATCAGTTGGTTATCAAAGAACATCGGTAGGCAGACAAAGAACATCACCAACTAATGAGTTATCTCAAATAGCTGAATCTTTAAAAGGTTTTAATAAATCATTTGATAAATTTACAGTTAATTATAAAGATGAACAACAGAATGACGCTCAACTAGTTTTTGATACATTAAAAACTCAAGGCATTACTGACCCTGAAGAAATTAAAAAACTTATTGATAAAGGTGACTCTAGAGTTGCCAATCTAAAAGGTTACTACACACAAGCTATTGTTGATTCTAATTTTGGATTAGCACACGCTATTGAAGATTTTAACAATATAAATTTACAAGTAGCAGATATAACTGGTGGTGATGAAAATGGTGATGCCATGGCTAATCTTGATGTTAATAAATTACTTCAAACAGAAGAAGGAAGTCCTTTAAGAAATTTAGATAATCAATCAAAATCTTATAATCGTACATACACAGAGTCTTTAAATAAAATGAGATTAGAGTTAGACTCAAAAGTATCTGTAGCAAAAGGTTTACAATTAAACAGAGCTACCAACGCAGCATCTTTTCAAATTATAGCAAAAGCTTGGGAACAAGGTGGAGCCTGGGTAGATAATAGTAATCTTAAAAGAGATAAAAATAACCAAACTGATGAAATGGAAACTAAGGGTGAGTCTATTTATCATTCTTCTACTAGAACTAAAGATTTAGAACAATTAAGAAACGATAAAGTTGTCGGTGAGAAATTTATTAATAAAGATGAATGGAACAAACAAGTTTTAAATTATTTTGAACAAAGAGTAGATTTACAATCAACAGCTTTGATAACTGACCCTCAAGAATTTACTGACATCGTAACATATCTTACAATGAAAAGAGGTGCAGACGGCACACTTCCTTCTTATCTAAGAACTCCCAAAACACAAGAACAAGCAACAAATATTATAAAATCTATTAAAGGCAAAGTAGCTACTTCTAGTAAATTAGCTATTGCTGTTGATTTAATTTCTAAAGGACATGCTTATAAAAAAGATGAAACAACTTATACAGATTCAAGCGGTAATATTAAAATTGGATTAAGCTCAGAAGACCTAAATAACGCTATTGTTACTTGGGAAAAAACTTTAGTAGAACCTCATATAAACAAAATGGTTGCTAATGGAGACGTTCCAAAAGATTTAGCTGAATTTACAAAATTTCAAATAACACAAAAAATGCTAGACGCTAATGGTATTCAACACCCTACTTGGAAAAATGAAATTACAATGGGTTTTGATTCTATTAATGTTATCAAATCAGTAGGAAATGATGATACGCTTGACCCTAGTGGAATTGATATTTTTCAAAGAGGTTTTAAAAGATACCAACAGTTAAGAACTATTTATGGAGAAAATGTTCCTACAAAATATGCTTCAACAGACGCTTCTTCTTTTTATGAAATTGTAAACAACCTTACTAGAAATACTAACATGGGTGAGGAAAGAGCAATCATGAAAGCATATGAAGCTATCAACAATCCAACACTTGCATACGCAGACCTTAAAGTTACTAAGTCAGACATCTATGATGATGTTCAAGGTGAGTTTGATAAATGGTTTGATGAAGGTATTCCATGGTTTGAGGGAATGATATTTACAAATAAAGAAGATATGCCTGACTGGGCCAAAGCAATAACAAGAGATAATCCTGGGTTTGATTGGGATGATGTTGACATGTCTTTAGTACAACAAAGAGCAACCATGACAGCAGCTACAATGATGTCAGCAGGTATGAAAAAAGAAGACGCTATTAAATTTGGAATCAACGAAGTAGTGTCAAGACACACTTTAGTAGATGGTGTTCTTGTAAATAACTCATCTTTTCCTTTAGCTAACTCAGAAATTTTAACAGAAAAAAGTCAATTAATTGCTAAGAAATTTGAAAATGTTTGGATGCAAAAATACAAAGAAGATGGCAAATTAGAAGGTTGGTTTAATGAAGGTGATATTCCTTTGGTTGCAGATAGAAAAGGTGATTTAAAACACTACGCAGAAGATTTGGTAGTACGTCCTTTTAAAAGTGGCTTGTTAGTATTAACAGATAAAAGTTCTCAATTACCAGTTCTAACACCTAATGGAGATTTTGTAATTATTTCAACAGGAGATTTTACAGACGGTTCTATTGATGAGCTAATGAAAAAAGATAAAGATTTTAAAATATTAAATGAAAATGCAGTTAACCAAAAAAATCTTTTATTAATTGAACAGATAAAGGTGAATAAAAAATGAACGAAGAATTAATAAATAAAATTTTAGAAGGTATAGCTAAAGATGAAGGTACAGAAGGAAGAGCCGTTGCTTTAGAAGGTGGTAAAAGTACTAGAGGTTATGGAATTACAACTATAGCAGAAGGTTTAAAAAAAGCTTTAAGTTTTAGTAATCTTAATGCTGATGAAATGTCAGATAAAGATTTAGCAAGACAGATTGTTATTTATAACATTGGTGAAATGAAAAAAGACATGGGTGAAGAGACCTGGAATAACTTACCAGACCAAATGAAAATTGTTGCTTCAGACCAATATTATAATTCTGGAAAATTATTTGATGGATTTAAAGGAGATTTAATTAGTGGAAACTATGAAAATGCATTAAGAAATACTTTAGATATTATCTCTGCTAACGACCCTAAGACAGGCACAAACGGTGTCATGACTGGTTTAATTAACAGAAGAGTTAGTAAGTACAATGAAGCTGCTGAAGTTTTAGGATTTAATCAGATAACTAATTTTACAACAGGAAATTCTGTAGAAGAAGGAAAACAAACTGCTGTTACTTATAACTACAATAACGGTGACCCTTTTATAGTTAACACTAATTCAGCTATGCACAGTCAGTCGCTAAAAAAAACTGACATAAGCATAGAAGCTCAGAACGCTATAAGTAACGTCTTAGAGTCTGACCCAGAATATAAAGAAATAGCTAATACAGTTCTTAATCAACAAGGAACTCCAATAGGAGAAGTTGTAGGCAATGTTGTAGATACAGCAGGTGAATTTATTAACAATGCACAAGAATCTATTCAGAAAAGTGACGAAAATGCTAGGATGATACCTAAGATTGTTGAAGGCAGTAATCAAATAAATGATGAAGCTGACAAAGCGCAAGAGAACTACGACATGCAATCAGCTAATGAGTTTATAAATAATATTGAAGAACCGCAGTTATGGGATTTAGATTTTAAACAACCTTATGACCAAGAAGATTTAGACCAAATTAATGATGTAACTTTTAAAAGACAACAAGATTCAAAAAAGAAATATACTTTAGGTGATGCTACAGCAGGTTCTTATGAATCTGAATTGATAGAAACTAATCTTTACAAACAATTTAATGCTGAAAAATTAGCACCAGATTCAAGTTTTCAATTAACTCAAGAAAAACTAGATGCATTAGCTTTAGATTTACCTGATGATTTTAGAGATGAGTTTGCACACGCTCACAGTGATGCGCATGCTCAACAAATTAGACAACAACTTTTATCACATTTAGAACTTGAAGATAAAATATATTCACAAGGAAGAGCAAAAGGAACCATGTTAAGATTAATGGCTGCTTTTACTGACCCCGCTGCTTGGGCAGCAATTATAGCAACAGATGGTATATTAGCTCCAGTTATAGCTATACAAAAATCTGTAAGGGCCTACAGAATGTTAAGAAAAGGATTTGCAGGTGCAGTTTCTATTGGAGGTATTGAAAGCTATTTAGCAACACAAAGACCTGACTATGATATAGATGATGTTATGCATGGTGTCTTAGCAGGTGCATTTCTTGGAAGTTTATTCGGAATAAGAACTCCTAAAATTAAATCAAACAGTTTTACAAAAAAATTTAAAGATGCAGCAGATGAGTCTGACACTAAACTTATTAGAGATGACGGAGGATTTAATCCTACTGGTAGTGGTGGAAAAAACACACCTCCTAAAATATTTAATAAAGGAGACACAGTACTTATTAATAATAAAGGTGGTACAGGAATTATAGTTGGCTTTAATAAAACTTCTAGAAAATTAGGAAACATGAATGACAATTATGTTATTAAAATAGATAACAAATCAAAAGTGTCTTCAACCCAAAACGATAACATGGTTCTAAGTAGAGAAATTGTAGATGAACTAAATATTAAAAATAATCAAAGCAGAAGCGCAGACCTTGTACCTGGGCCTAATAACCCAAACCCATTGAAACCAAACGGTGAAAGAACATTTGATTGGTATGACCCTAATTATGATTTAGCGTTACACACAACAAAAAGACCAGATGGAAGATTTGAAATTAAAATGATTGAAAACCAAACAGGAAAACCAGACGAATTAATTATGCAAGTTAATAAAGATGGAACTGTAGAAATAAGGAAATGTTTATAATGGCAAGAAAAATATGTAGTTGGAAAGACGCAATACCTGAAAATGTATTTGAAGATAAAGCAACCGCTAACGAATATGTTAGAGGTAGAATGGCAGAATTTAATAT